GTATGTCAGATCAAAACACAGATCTAAAACACGTTTCGGACGATGCTCTAAAAGAGATTGTGATGATTCAGAATCGAATCAAACAACTGGGCGTTAAAGAAAAATCACAGACAAACTTCATTGAGTATGTGAAGCACGTATGGGACGGCTTCATCGAAGGCGAACACCATAAGCTTTTCGCTGAGAAGCTAGAGCGCGTAGCCCAGGGCAAGTGTAAGCGTCTCATCGTTAACATGCCCCCTCGTCATACCAAGTCCGAGTTTGCTTCTGTGTTCTTTCCATCTTGGATCATGGGACTGAATCCTGATATGAAGATCATGCAGACCACCCACACCGCCGAACTGTCGGCTAGGTTTGGCCGTAAGGTACGTAACCTCATGGACACAGATGAATACAAGCAGATCTTCGATAAGGTGAGCCTGTCCGCTGACAGTAAGTCGGCTGGACGATGGGAGACGAATAAAGGGGGGGAATACTTTGCAGCGGGAGTTGGCGGAGCGATTACGGGTAGGGGTGCGGATTTGTTGATTATTGACGATCCGCATTCGGAACAAGATGCTCTCTCGCCCTCTGCCCTTGAGTCGGCTTATGAATGGTATACCTCTGGTCCCCGCCAGCGTTTACAGCCGGGGGGCATCATTGTGATAGTGATGACGAGGTGGAGTACGTTGGATCTGACTGAGAAGCTGATTAAGCGGATGAGTGAAGACCACGCGGATCAATGGGAGATCCTGGAGCTTCCTGCCATCTTGGATGATAACACTCCGCTGTGGCCGGGCTTCTGGAAGATTGAGGAGCTAGAGTCTGTGAAGGCTTCGATTCCGATATCGAAGTGGAATGCTCAGTACATGCAGAATCCCACTTCAGAGGAAGGGGCTTTGATCAAAAGGGACTGGTGGCAGATTTGGGATCACGATGATCCACCGCCTTGTTCGTACATATTGCAGTCATACGATACTGCGTTTAGTTCTAAGGAGACGGCTGACTACAGCGCGATTACTACGTGGGGTGTGTTCAAGCCTAGTGATGGTGCACCTGAGTCGATTATATTGCTAGATGCTAAGAGAGGGCGGTGGGATTTCCCTGATTTGAAGACCACAGCCTACGATGAATATAACTATTGGCAACCAGATATTGTGTTGGTAGAATCGCAAGCAAGTGGTACACCTTTGACGCACGAGTTGCGAATGATGGGAATCCCGGTGGTGAACTATAGACCAACCAAAGGGAAGGACAAAGTTACAAGGGTTCACTCTGCTTCACCAGTGTTTGAGGCAGGAATGGTTTGGGCTCCGGAGGCTATCTTCGCAGAAGAGGTTATCGAAGAATGTGCATCCTTTCCATTCGGTGAACACGATGACTTTGTGGATTCGACAACACAGGCTATACTGAGATTTCGTCAGGGTAACTTCGTTAGACTAGCGTCAGACGAAGAGGACGATGAGCCAGTACCCAGAGAGCGAATATATTATTAAGAGGTAATAACATGGCAAAAAGAATAGCATCAAAAATAGCCAAAGAGGCAGCAGCTAGAGCAGCAGCCAAGAAAGGTCGTAACGCACCACAAAGCAGAGCAATCAGCGGTGCTCCAGAAAAAGGAACCGTAGGGGCTCAAAAAGCATCTAAAGCAAAAGCAACACCTGCAACAACTAAAGGACGTGGAAGACCAAAAGGTTCTACCAATAAAGCCACAGGGGTAACAGCTCAAAGAAAAAGTGCAAGAGCAACAAAAGCCAAAGGAACAGCTCCAGTACCAGCTAAAGTACCTACAGCTATAAAAGCAGCTGCTATTGCACCAGCAGCTGGATTAACAGCATTAGCTGTAACTAGCAAAAGGAAGCCCTCCGCTAAAGCGTCTGAAGTAACTTTTGGAGAAGCTTTCAAAGCAGCTCGTAAGAAAGGTGAAGGAACTAAGTTTACTTACAAAGGAAAAGATTACACTGCTGTAACTAAAGATGATCTTAAGAAAAAAGGTTACGATGCTAATGAACTAAGACAGTACGCCAATAGGAAAGGTAAAGCCAGAGGTCCGTTGAACAGACTAGGACAAAAAGCTAAGAAAGTTCTTTTAGGTAAGGATAAGAAGTTCGGTGGCGATAAAGGTGCTATCGATTTCATTAGAAGACCTAAGAAGAAAGCAGCTGGCGGTATGGCTAACTCTAAACCTAAAAAATTCAAAGCGGGCGGAATGGCTACCAAAGGGCTAGGTAAAGCCTACATGAATTCTAAAAGGTAATCATGGCTAAAAAAATAGCTAAGTCTTTAATCAAGAAACTTGTTAAAGAGATTAAAGAACTTAAGCCTTCTGATAAAGACAAGGAAAGATACCGCAAGGGGAAACAAGCTTATAAGTCTGATGTACCTGAAATACAGAAAGCTCTTGATGATGCACATGGCGGGTCAACTTTAAAAGTTGTTAAGCCTGTTAAGAAAAAGAATGGCGGTCTGGCAATGAAAGGTCAGGGGAGAGCTTTTTTAAAAGGTAATAGATAATGGCAGATATAGACAAGGCAATTGATCCCGAAGAACAAGAAGAACTTAAGGTTAGAAATCGCAACAAAGCGATGGATATCGAAGTCGATGTTACTGAGGAAGATCCAGAACTAGAATCATTTGAAGAACTAGAAGACGGTACGATTGCTTTTGGCAACATGCCAACTCCTATAATGGATACAGACTTCTCTGCTAACTTAGCGGATTTGATGGATGATTCTGATTTGAATTCTTTAAAGAATGATTTGATGGATAACGTTGATTCAGATAAAGATTCTCGTAGCGATTGGGAAAAGACTTACCGAGATGGCCTTGAGTATCTTGGTATGAAGACAGAAGAAAGAGCACAACCATTTGAAGGCGCATCTGGGGTGATGCATCCTTTATTGGCAGAATCCGTGACTCAGTTCCAAGCGCAAGCCTATAACGAATTACTACCATCTCAAGGACCAGTTAAAACACAAGTATTGGGTATGACTACTCCTGACAGCGAAGCGCAAGCTTCTCGTGTGCAAGAGTTTATGAACTATCAGTTGATGCAAGTCATGAAAGAATACGATCCTGAAACGGATCAGATGTTGTTCTATCTTCCTTTGTCTGGGTCAGCCTTTAGAAAGATTTACTATGATCAGAACCTAGGCAGAGCAGTCTCTAAGTTCATACCAAGTGAAGACTTAATCGTACCTTATGCTGCTACAGATCTACACAGTGCTACTAGGATTACTCATGTAATCAATATGTCCATAAACGACATCAAGAAACTACAACAAATAGGTTTCTATAGTGATGTGGATGTAGATTCTGGCAACATGTTGGCAGAAGAGACTGATGGTATTCAAGAAGAAATAGATGAATTACAAGGTATAAGTCCTAGTTACAACGATGACGATACCTGTAAGGTGTATGAAATTCATACAGAATTAGATATACCGGGATTTGAAGATCTCAACGCACAGGGCGAAGAGACAGGAATAAAACTTCCATATATCGTAACCATAGCTAACAGCAAAGTTTTATCTGTTAGAAGAAACTACAGAGAAGAAGATCCTTTAAAAAGAAGGATTAATTACTTCGTACATTACAAATTTTTACCAGGTCTAGGATTCTATGGCTTTGGTTTGACTCACATGATTGGTGGTTTATCTAAAGCCTCCACATCAATACTTAGACAGCTTATAGATGCTGGAACTCTTTCTAACTTACCGGCTGGATTCAAAGCGCGTGGTATTCGCATACGTAATGATGATCAGCCTTTACAACCTGGAGAGTTCAGAGATATGGATGCTCCCGGTGGTAGTTTGCGAGACGCTTTTGTTCCGCTGCCTTTTAAGGAGCCAAGTCAAACCCTACTCTCTCTCCTAGGGATATTGGTTGATAGCGGTAGGCGTTTCGCATCTATCGCTGATACGCAAGTTGGTGATGGCAATCAAAATGCACCAGTAGGTACAACGATAGCTTTATTGGAACGTGGTACTCGTGTGATGAGTGCGATTCATAAAAGATTACATTCAAGCCAAAGAATAGAGTTTGAAATACTAGCTAAAGTGTTTTCAGAATCATTGCCACCGTCTTACCCATACAATACTGCGAATGGCAATCAAATGATTAAGTCTATGGACTTTGATGACAGAGTAGACGTATTACCTGTATCAGATCCTAATACTTTCTCTATGAGTCAAAGGGTTATGATGGCTCAAGAACTATTGAGAACCGTACAGAGTAATCCAGAGATTCATGGTCCCACTGGAATATACGAAGCTTACAGAAGAATGTATTCTTCTATGGGTGTGCAGAACATAGAACAATTGTTGCCTCCACCACCTCAACCACAACCTATGGATCCAGCTAATGAAAACGCAAGTTTAATCGCTGGTATGCCAGCACAAGCTTTTGCTGGACAAGATCATGATGCACACATCAACAGCCATATGTCTTTGTATGGAACAATCACCGCACAAGCAAATCCTGTTGTATTATCTTTGATACAAGCCCATATATATCAGCATATTTCATTTAGAGCTGCTGAGATTGTAGATGAACAAAACGCACAAAATCCTGAGTTCCAAGCTATGGTTCAACAGATACAACAACTACCACCAGAAATTGGTATGGGATATCAACAGAAGCTACAAGAGAACGTAGCCAAAGATATTGCTGCAGTTGTTTCGGGATTAACAGAACAAATCAATGCTATGTTCATGCCACCTCCACCGCAACCAGATCCTTTGGTTGAACTCAGAGGTAAAGAACTAGATATCAAAGCTGATGATGTACAGCGCAAGCGTGAAGAGTTTGCTCAGAAACAACAGTTTGATGCTATGAGGGCTATGGAGAACAATGATTTGGCAGAGCAACGTTTGGGTATTCAAAAAGATATTGCTATTATGAAAGACGATATAGCAAAAGAAAGAATAGACCAAGCAGCGCAATTTAAAGCAATGGATATTATGAGAGGTAACAGATGAGTTCATTAAGAAAAGAACAAGCAGAAATGCAAAAGAAACAACTTAAGTTAGAAGAGGAGCAAAGGATCAATGCCAATCAACCGAGCGTCAATGAGAATGCAAATATCGACATCGACAAAATCGCGAAAGAAGCCGACAAAGAGGCTAACGAAGTACTCGCAAAAGTCGTTAAAGAAAGCAAAACCAAAAAGAAACCTGCAGCCAAAAAGCCTAAAGCCGTCTCTAAGACTAAGGCCAAGGTAACAAAAGCTAAAGCACCCGCTAAAAGGGGAAGACCTAAGAAAAAGTAATGCCTTTAAAAAAAGGTAGTAGCAAGAAGACAATATCTGCTAACATAAGTGAATTGACCCGCAGTGGAAAGAAACAAAAGACTGCCATTGCTATAGCTCTTGAACAAGCAAGAAGGTCAAAAAATAAAAGAGGTAATAAAAATGGAAAAAGTAAAAGGCGTTAAATCAAGCGTTACTATCAAAGACCAAGGTACTGTTAATTACTCAGGACCAGAAGAAGTTGCTAATGGAAGCGCACCTAAACCATTTGGAGCAGGTAAATCTCGTGGCGGTAAAGCTGCTTTGAGAGGAACTAAGT